ACCATCTTGCGAACCATCTTCTCCCGGTCTGTCAACTGCATGCGGAAGGTGTCGATGTCGAAGAGGCCCAGGAGCACTTCCACCAGCTTCCCGATAGAGACGACCTGGAGGAACTCCTTCAACAGAAGCTCGTTCGCACTGATGACTTGGAGAGCCGAGAGAAGCGCCTTGAGCTTACGGTTCTTGTTGAGGAGGGTGCTAATGCCCCGGGCCGAGAACGTAATGGGCCGGGCAATCAACTCCTTCCTCCGCTTAATCAGCACTCGGAACAGGTCCTTCCCAATCGCCGCTTGCATGGCCTCATCCTGGGGAGACACATGCTGCAAGCCGGTCTTCCAGATCAGGTCCAACCCGGGGTTGAGAAACCGCGTCTCCACGGTCGCGGCGACCGACCGCACCAGGGCCGACGTGCTCTGCTGCGTCTCCGCGATCTCGGTGGCGGAGGTGCGCCCCTTCGGGGCGAACTGCCCCAGGGCGACCTCATTCATCCCGGCAGCTTCTCGAAGCTCACTCTTGATCGCTTGCCAGACCTGGATGCTCTCCGGGGGGAGGTTCCCCAACTCCATCTCTTTGAAGAAGTCCTGCGGGCGCACCCCCTCCTCCAACTGGAAAATCTTGTTGGGGGAGATGCCCTCCGCGACCTGCTCCGGGTTCGTGAGCAAAGAGGGGACCATCACGAACGCCTTGAGGGAGCTAGTGAACACCGCGTCGAGGATCATGTTCGTAAGCTCATTGAAGGTCTTGGCGAGCGACCCGAAGTCCTCCATGTACGACCGGCCGTAGACACTCAGCGGGGCCGTGACCAGCGGCGCGAACAGGACCCAATCCTTTCCATGCCAGAAGGGGTTCTCCTCCGGTCCCCGAATGAGGAATTTCTGGTTGGCGACGACGGAGAGGGCGTTCTCAGCCACAACCCTCCCGTCGGACGCGATGATAGTGGCGAAGTACTCATCCAGCACCACCGGGACGCGGTTGCTGGTGATCTCCTGCCCGGTCCCCGTCAACTCCTTCCGACGCTGCACGTCCTCTTCCACGAGGTTCGCCACCAGGGAGTTGATCTGATCCAGGTTGAAAAGGGACTTCCCGCTACGGTCCATCTTCTTCGCCAACTGCACCAACTCGTGCTTGTCAATGGGGATGCGCCGTCTCCGGTAAAGGTTCCGCCCCGTATGATCCAGCCACACCGACCTCGGGTCCAGGGTCTCCATTGCCACGCGCCCCCGCCCAGCATCCTCCTTCCACGTCACGACGGCCGCACACGCCATCAGCGCCCCGAGTTTCATTTGCTCCTCGAAGACGCCCGAGAAGTCCATGATCTGGCCGACCTGATTGCGACCCACCCGGGCGAGCCACACATCGGTCATGCGCTTGATAGCCTCCGCAAGGTCACCCTCCGGGTCCGTATCGTCTATGACGGTGTAGAACCCCTCGGGGGAAGAGTTCAGGGCCTCCTTGGTCGCGGCCGCGAAACGGTCCACGAAGGAGGGAACCTCCGGCAGCGTCTCCTTCGCTTGCCAAGCGGCTTTCTTCGAGAAGTCGAAGCGGTTCCAGTAGAGGTCCAGGTTCTCTTTCCACTTCGTATCGCGGGGGTTCAACCCCTGCTTGCGGGCATCCTCGGCTTCCAGCCGGTAGCCCTCTAGAACCTGGACGATCTCATCCTGGGAAAGAATGGGCTGGTCGGGGACCTCGAAGCCCTGTTCGGGATTGGGGGTGACAAGAGGTTCAACCACGGCGACGCCTCCGAATGACTATCAAATTAGCTCCGACACCGGGAGCCACCCCAGCAACCGGAGTGACCACGAGGCCCTGATCGGTTTCCTCGGCCACCCCTAGAATAACAGTTTTGATGATGTTGTCCAGGGTGAAGGCGGTGTCAGTTTCACCGGCCCGCCCCAGCAAGTAGGAACGGAGGGGGGAAACAGTGAACCCCGTGTCTGTTTCAACGGCGAGACCGGGGAAGACGGTCTTCACCCTCTCCACCGCAAAGGCTGTATCACTCTCCACCCCCTGACCAATTGGAACGCCCACCGGGATCAAGATAGCGAACGCGGTGTCAGTCTCCAAGGTTTGACCCAGGAGGTAGGAGCGAACCGGGGTGACGGCAAAGGCCGTGTCGGATGAAGCAGCAAGGCCCAGGAGCTTCGTCTTCTCCGGGGTGAGTGCGAAACCCACGCTGCTCTCCCCCGCAAGCCCCAGGAGATAGGTCCTCTGCGGGGTCACGCTGAACGCGGAGCTACTCTCTGTCGCCAGACCTAGGAGGTAAAGCCTATGGGGAGCCACCGGGTTCGCAGTATCACTCTCGGCGGCCAGCCCCAAGACCACCAACTTGCTCCAAGCGACCCCGAAGGCAATCGAAACCGAGGAAGCCAATCCGAGGAGATAAGAGCGAAGGGGGATCACCCCGAAAGCGGTATCAGCCCCGGAGGCCAAGCCAAGCAGCGCCCCCTTCGCCGGACTGATAACGAAGCCCACGTCCGTCTCATCACTCAGACCGATAGCTTTAACCTTGGCCGAGGTCACCCCGAACCCCGCATCCGTCTCCACGCTCTGCCCCAACGCGATTGTTCTACCCTGTGCGGGGGTCACCCCGAAGGCAACGTCCGTCTCAACCGCTTGCCCGATGAGGTTGGGAGGATTGGATGACTTCACCTCAACGGCGAGGATAACCCAATCGTCGGATGCCGAAAGCGTCCCATTGATGGTGTAGCTCCCGACACTAATGGTATCCCGTTCCCCACCCCAGTTAACAATGTCATCAGTATCACTACTACCGCTGGAGAAATCCCATCGCTCTGTAACCCCGGAGCCCGGAGCCACCGGTCTCGTGTCGTTCCCCTGAGAGATAGATGCTCCCGCGACAAGGCTCTCTGCTATAGTAGTGGTGACACTGGCGGAGGGGTCCGTACTCTTGCTTTTCGCTAAGGCTGTGGCCCCAGTCGGAGACGACTGACTAACCCCCGTATAGTTGGCCGCTACAATCGCCGTGTGGCGGACCGTTCCAGTATAGGTAACGACGACATCTGCTGTAGTTTCGTTCGGGTTAACTAAATACCATAGCTCGTTGTGGACATAGATAGAAGACCCAGCATTTCTGCTGCTTCTTCGTTTCCTAGTGAGGGCAACACCGTCGAACGTAAGAGTGTCGACGTGAGTGCCGCCGAAAAGGTCGAGGTGTCCAACCCACACGAGAAGGAGTTTGTTGGACCCAGCGGGGACTGTGTGTGAGAAAGTAGTGCTAGAGGCGTCGGCGGCTACCGCGTCCGTGGTGACATCGACGAATACAGGTACGCCCATGTGAAGACCCTAAACTTATGAGGGCAAGAACCCACGGATGCGCTTGTAGTTCTCCCTGATCTCCCGCGACCGTTGGCGAAGCCCGATGAGATCGAAGTCCAACTTCCCCTTCGGGAACAGGGTCCGGTTCCACCGCCCTTTGCGCCCGCCGTCTGCCCGGACGAGCCGGATGATCCGCACCCCGGGCACAACTGCCTTCGCCATGCGTACATGGAAGTCGAAGTCCAGCTTCATGCACCCAAGGGCGACCTCCAGCCAGTACTGGTCGATCTTCTCCTTGACCACGCCCAGGTCGCCCAGCAACTCGGGGTAGAACAGGTCCGGGTCCACGACGAAAGCGTTCAACCCCCAACGGGTGCCATCGGGGAGTTTCTTGATCCACTCGGGAAGCGCCATCTTGCCCTCCATCAGCTTGCCCTTATCAGACCGGCCGCAGCGATCTGCGCCGTCAGGTCCGAGCCGTCCGTCGTCACCGCGAAGTCGTGGTGTGAGGTCGGGATGCGGGTGGCATCAGCCGCAGCCTCCTCATAGGCTGCGATGAACTTGGTCAGAGTGTTGTTGCTGCCATTGCCCGCGCTCGACCACGTTTGGTCGGGAATGTCAACGTCCACCCGATCATTGCTGTCGTCCACGGTGAGGGTCTCCACGAGGTCCACCTTCCGGGCGTAGTTGGTGAAGTCCGCCTCGGTGGTCCCGGCTTCGCCAAGAAGTGCCCCCACATCGTCGCGGTCGATAAGGGTGCCCTCGGCCTCATTCGCCTTGAGCAGAAGCACCAAGGTCTTCGACCCGGTGTCCCTGATCTTCTCAGCGAAGGCCCCTTTCGAGATGTTGAAAACGCCGTCTGCCATTTAAACCCCCTTCACCGAAGTACGGAAATCTGCGAGCTTCTGCTCCGCCACCGCGATCTGTTCACTCAGTGCCTCCAGAAGCACCTCCTTCACCACGGCCTTCTCATGCAACTTGTCAGCCTGGACCCGGGCTTCCTCCTGCTTGGCTTCGATCTCCCTTTGATGGGAGGCGCAGAGAGCGGCGTAGCTTCGGTTCTCCTCCTCAACCCTCGCCCGTTCAGAAGCCTGGGCTCGATCTGTCCGCACCTTGCGGTTATGCGCTTCCTCGGCCACAGTAGCGCGGAGGTTCTCTAGCTCCTGTGCCACCTTAATCCTCGCTTCCTCGGTCGCTTCCAGCCTCCCATCGACTTCCTTCTGCACCTGTCCTGCACGAACTGCTACGGCCAACACCTCCTCTGCCTCCGCGAAGACCCGAAGGGCATTAGCCATCAGCTTCGCATGGCTGCGGGCTTTCTCGTGGTCCATCTCAGGCCCCCTTCACGGTGAAAGCGATGTAAACGTCGAGGTCGGTGTCGCCGTCCCCGGCGGATACATTGGGGCGAATAAGCAACGGGCTCTCCTCGGGTACAACGGGAAGGCTGTCCCCAATGGAAATGACCGTCCCCCGGAGGTCGTGCAACTGGCCCCAGGTAGTCCCGCCGTCGTTGGACCCTTCCATGTCCACGTCACCGCCTGAGCCAAAGGCCCCGACCACCTGGATCGTCTTGTCCGCGTACCGGCCGATGGCAACCCCTTCGCCATCATCGTTCTGATCCAACCCCAACCAAACAGCCAACCCCGTCTTGTCCGCGTTGATGGTAACCGTAGCCGCGCGAGTTGTCATTCACCTGTCTCCTATCACTCGACCCTCCGGTGGAAGATTAGCATAGGGCTTTTCAAAACCCAAGGGTGTTGATGCACCGAAGTACCCTGCCCGTCGGGGCTCCTTCCCCCCCACACCGGGCATCTTCGGCTTCCCGAGCGGGAACAGTACCGCCGCCCCGTAGGACATTGCGT